ATAGCTTTATCCTAGGAGAATAATTATGGCTATTAGTCGTTTCCAAAGTCGTTTTAAAACACGCACTGACTTAATGGACAACATTACACCAAATAATGTTGTCCAAATGAATGCTTCTGTTCCTCATGGTGAATGGAAGCCTGCTTCTTGGTTGCCTGTTGTATGGCAAAATGAAAAAAGCAAAGACTACTTTACTATCTCTTCTGGTAAAGTTGTTTCTCTTGATGCTTCTGGACGTGTAGTTCCTTCAGGTATTCTTCGTCGTGCTTTAAATGCTACTACCAAAGAAGATCAAATTCTTTTTTATGGTGCAGGTGATATTGAAGCTCGTGTAATTGATATTCGTACTGGTGCATTTGTTGCAGCTTCTGGTGCAGTAAGCCTTGTAGAATTCTGTACTGCTATTCTTGATAATGGATGGGCACCAGGATTTGATACTAGTGGTATTAATGATGCATTAGTTACAGGTAATGATGCAGCAGCTGATGCTGTTGATTTAGATAAACGTCAAAAACTTGTAGAAGCATTTATTTCTGCTCCTGTAGGCATCGCAGCTTATGACGTTTACGTATGGGCTGGTGACGATCCTGCTAATCTTCATTTCACTAACTACCAAAAACAACACTTGATTCAGTTCTTTACTGATATTCAAATGAAGGTAGCTCACGTTTGTGAATCAGCAGCATCTACTGTAGCAGTACCAGCTTTAGGAAGTTTTACTACAGGTGCAACACTTGCAGGAAGACCTCGTTATGTTGGTTTAGATATGACTAACGTTATTGGTTTAGATCTAGGTTTAGGAAAAGTTGCTACTAATACTTCTCGTACACCTCTAACACTTGCAGGTAGTTGGCGTGAACGTTCTGATGTAGCTTTGCTTGCTAAAGCTGGTGATTGGTATCTTGACGCAGATGCAGGTATGATTCTTTTCTATGAAGAAGGTGGAAATGCTATTCCTCTAGATGCTGATAGTGCAGCTTTAGCAGGAAATATTACAGTATTTGAATATAGTGATGCTGTATCTGCTCAAGAGCGTATGGTAATGATGGTTGGCGATTGTCGTTCTGGCGATTTTGTTAGTTTTGACGAAATGAGTAACTTTGTTGTTGCTGCAGCTGGTGATCATACTGATCAATTAGTTGTTGGTCGTATGCTTGCTCTTTACAAAGAGCCTCGTGGTCTTCTTGAAAGAGTTAAAACTGGATTTAGTGGATCTGAGTTTGATGCTAGTGCACAAATGCCAGGTTCTGCAACTAAAGGATTCTCTGACCTTATTACACTTTCTGCTCATCATGAAGAAAGTGTTGCTGATGAGATTGCAGTTATTAACATTAAGATTCAATAATTAGATTTATATAAAGGGTATTAAAATGACTTTTAAGATGACAGACGGTAATAGTTTAGCTTTACCTACAAATAAAAAGGCTGCTGCTCGTTATGTAGCTGATATGATTAGTAATCGTGGACACCTTCCTGATTCAGAAGAGCGTGTTACTTGGGATAACTTTGTAAACGTAATTAGTCCTAAATATCGTGATGCAATCTCTAGTTCTGAAATCACTCCTCTACTTCAAGAAAGTATGGAGATTCTCATTCGTGAGCCTGTAGAACCTAATATGGTTATCACTCCATTGTTTACTCGTGTACAAGCTCAAGGCTTGAACACTCAAATCCTTGCTGGTGCAATGGGTGCAGTATATGCTGGTGACGTACAAGAATCAGGTACTTACCCAGAAGTAAACTTCCAAATGGGTGGTGCTGTTAGTACTGCTTACATCGGAAAGAGTGGTATTGCTGCTTCTTTCACTGATGAAGCTCTTCGTTATAGCACTTTCGATATCATGGCTAAGAACCTTGAACTTATGGGTAATGCAATGATTCGTCACAAAGAGCAAAAAGCTGTTTCTTTCTTGAAGCAACTTGGAACTACTCTATTTGACAATCTTAACCCTGCTACATCTCTATATGGTGTAATGACTGGTCGCGGTTTAGTTGCTAAAGCAGATCCTGCTAATGGCTCTGAACTAAAAGCTAACGGTTCTCTTACAATGGAAAACTTAATGCGTGGTATGGCTCATATGTCAGAAGAAGGATTTACTCCTAACGTATTACTAATGCATCCATTGTTTTACTACACATTTGTACAAGATCCAGTACTTCGTACTATGATGCTTGCTCATGGTGGTGGTTCTATCTTCAACCCTTACACTGGCGATCCAGGACCTTTAGATCCTTATAGCAATGGTGCAATGGGTGCTCGTGGACCTTCTAACGGTACACGAGTTATCAATCCTCGTGGAATTGGTACTAGTGGTCAAGGTAGTGGTGGTACTGCTACTTCTGTACTTGAGCGTAGCCAACGTATGACATCTGCTCCTCGTCTACCTAGCTACTTCCCATTTAACTTCCAAATCATTGTTTCTCCTCTTTGTCCATATGATCCAGAGTCAGAGACAGGTGATATCTTCCTTCTTTCAAGTGGTAACATTGGTTTCCATCTTGTTGATGAAGAAGCTACTACTGTTGAATGGCGTGACGAAAACACTGAAACTGTTAAAGTTAAGATCCGTGAGCGTTATGGTTTTGCTGTTGCTCATGAAGGTCAAGGCGTTGGCGTATTCAAGAATGTTAAACGCGCTGAAAACAAATGGGATGGCTCTATTGATGCTGCTCCTTCTGATATTATAGAAGTTGCTGAATCAGATGTTAAAGGCAATCTTTAATAGATAGCTTATAAATTCTAACTTTCGGGTTAGAATTTAAACATTGCTTATGCTATAAAAAGCGAGGGAAACCTCGTTTTTTTATTTTGTGGAGCAAGCAATGAGTCATTTTAAAGAACAACTAACTGAAATTGAATTGTTTATTGAAGAAAACTTTAACTATAATGATGAGGACGATAATAAATTTACTGTAGAAGATGAAGGTGAATTTGTTGAAATAAAACCACCTTTAAAAGAAGAGGATCAAAATGGCGATTAATTTTCTTAGTTCTGAATCAATACCAATAAACAATGAAGATCAATTTCCTGTTGGTCAAGAAATCATCTTAGTATTTAACAATCCTGTAGATTTGAAAACATTTAAAGAATGCTGCGCTTTATTTGGTCCTGACTTTGATAGAACATCAGGCCCTGAAAACAGTTTATGGTTAAACAAATCTAGTGGAGCTAATCCATTCTTTTTAAAATCGCCAGGGTTTAAAGGTTTTGTTGATTACGATGTTAAACAATATTATGTAGACAACAACTTAGATCAGTTAGCTTCCCAAGAGCTAACTGATAAACCAATAGCTCAAAAAACTGCAGTAGTAATTACTCCTAAAAATGTATTAGCAGAAAATACTAAATACCAATTATTTATAGTAGGTTCTTCTGTTGATAATCTAGATAATATATCTAATGCATTGCAGAATTATTCTAAAGATAAATCCATCTCTTTTCAAACAGTTTATGATGTATATGAACTAATAAATAATGTTGAAACAGAACAAAATAAAATTAAATCTTATGGAACTTTCATTCCTAAAAATAACGAAGCATCTGCAATTTTAAATGTTAAAATAATAGAAGCAGGTGAAGGATCTGTTGCTAAATACAAATGGTGGTTTGCAGATGAAGATGAACCTCAACCTGCAAGTTCAAATTATAATAATAGAGTTAGTAGATGTGTACAAAGATGGAGAGTATTAGATAGAGGTATTTATTTAAGATTTGCTGGAGTACAGTATGAACTAAATGAAACCTATCAGTTGAAAGCTTATAAGAAGGAACATCTAGTAAATTCATATTTAATTACTTTTGATACTAGCAATGAAGAAATTTATACAATACCAAATGATATTTCTACATCACCATTATTAGAAGATGAACAACTGGGAAATATATCATCTAGTGATGATATATTAAAAGTAATTAGTATGAAACCTATTGATGGATCTGTAAACGAACCATTAGATTTAAAACAAATAGAAATTACTTTTAATAAAAATTTAGATGCTTCTACAGTTACTCAAGATACAGTAGTATTAAAGAACTTACCTGCTAGTGGTTTTTTTGATGGTAATGCTGGAACTAGATCAGATAGAGAGCGCAAAATATTTAAAATAATTAGTGTTGTTAATAATAAAATAATTCTTGAGCTTTAAAGGAGTTTAAAATGAGTTGTTCTTCTAATAGTAATTCTTGTTCTAGTCCTATAAGTGTTACAAGAAAAGGTTCTTATGTAAAAGATGAAAGATCTTGTTTTCAACTTAATAAAGAGATTAAGTTGAAAGTTATCTTAACTGATGATTGTGGAAACTTAATTAATGCTGATGACGGAGCTGCTATTACTGTATCTATAACAGATCCAAATGCTGCAGCTAATAATATAATAGCTCAAAATATAATTAAAGCAGATGATGGTTTTTATTATGCTTTATATACTCCTACAATTGTAGGTAGTTATACTGATGCTTGGACATTCGTAGTTAATGGTGCAAATGTTCAAATAACAAATAAATTTACTGTTAAAAACGGAGGAGCAATCCAAGCGTTACAAAACGGCTTGGATTTTAACAGCCTTATTCTAATTGAATTAGATTCAACAATTTCTGACACTGACGGCAATACATTAAATATAAATCAATTCCTTTCATTTACTACAGAATATAACCCATTCTATTGTTCAGTTGAAATGGTTAGAATGGAAATGGGAACTTGGGTAGATCTAGTGCCTGACGATACTATTGCATTAGCAATACATTGGTCTTCACTAGAAGCTAATAACATTACAGGTGTTAGACCTAGTAGTGAAAGATACTATCATGCAAGAAGTAAGTTTGTTATGTATGATACGGCATTGCGTTTATTCGCAATGCCTATAGGTACTTCATCTCCAGGATCTGGTAAGCAAAAACAATTAGGTGATTTATTAATAGAAAACGGTTCATCTTTAGATTTTAATATAAAAGATCTTATAATGGAATTACGATTAGAAAGAGATGAATGGTGGAGAGTTGTTAATGCAGGTGGTTGTATTGTTAATGGGCAAGGTTTAGGACCTACAATGGCTACTAAAGGTGGTTCTATTAAAGAAAAAATTAAACGTTCTAGAGAATGGCATGATCCTTGGAATGAACATTATATACAACCTACACAAAACTCTAAATACAGAAAGAAAGGTGAGTCTAAATACAAATCAGGTTATACTGGTTGGAATGAATATTACTTTACTTCTGTATCTAGAGGAATAAGGAAAGGACGTAGATAATGCGCTCTTTTAGAAAACCACAAGGTTCTTGTGAAGTAGATTTACGTAAAGAATTTGATGAAATTGTTTATGGTATAAATGGTTGTAAACCACATAATACTTTAATTTTAGTTCGTAACATGCGATTACGTGATGGTAATCGCATTCAATGTGAGTGTTACAATACACTAACTAACGAAAGTAATAGTGAAACAGAATGTAAATATTGTTTAGGTGAAGGTTATATTTGGGATGAAAGATTTACTAGATGTTATTCTAATTTGATTGGTGCTGACGGTGGCAAAGCTAATAGAACAAGAAGAATAATGCCAGGTGAGATTTTAACAGACTATAAAGTGTTTTACTTAAGATATGATGAAAAAATATCGTATTATGATAAAATAATTGAATTGGCACTTGATATTGAAGGAAATCTGCAAGTACCATACAAGAGAAAGAGAATATACAAACCTGAAACGATACAAGAAAATCGTGCAGATAATGGTAGAATAGAATTCATAACCATATCTGCACGAGAAGAATCTTCAATTAGAAAGAAATCTTAATGAGACCATCAGAAAATATTGTAATAAATGTTATTGATTCTCAAGGAGGCATTTTAAATGTATTGAATGCTCCTAAAGATTTTTTAATTGATAACCCATACAATGTTAATATTGGACGTTTGTTCTTAGAAACAGAACGTCCAATGACATTAGATCGCTTTTTTGAAGTATCTAATAAGTTAATTCAAGATGCTCAAGAACGTGAAGGTGCAAATTCGAAAGTACAACTAGTAGAAGAATATCCACCTGAAAACATGTCTAATTATGGAGATGAAGTAATTACATTTAAAGTGGTTGAAAGAAAACCTGGTATGATGAATACTAAAGGAACTGGTAGACCCCATAGAAAAGCAACATATTCTCATCAAGAGATAACACCTGAGCTTCCTAATAAAGTAATTACAATTGAATCTAGACCTGTTGATCATGTAATAGAATTTAATTGCTGGGGAACTAGCAATAAAATTGTAAATAAAAGAGCCATTTGGCTAGAGAAATTGTTTATAAATTCTGCATTTGTTTTTGAAAAAACAGGAGCAGAACGTTTCTTTTGGAAAGAAAGATTATCTGATACTTATATGACTGTTGGAAATCAAAGAATATTCTCTAGACCAATAAGATTCTTTCTTAGGTTTAGAGAATTTGATGCAAAAGCAGATTCAATCATAAGAAGAATTTTAATTGACATTGAGATATTGCCTAAAAAATAGGAGTTTAATATGGCCTATCAAGATCTTATTTTTAATAACCTAGCAGGTAAAGTTGTTGGCATTTATAATGACAACAACTTACAAAGAGATGTAGAAATACCTTTAGCTAGCCCTCGTCGTATTATTGCAACTGGAACTGCAACTGCAGGTGCTCGCAACGAACTTTTTAATGTTCGTTCTATTAACACTGCAATGCAAACTTTTGGAAATGATTCTGAAATTGCAACTATTATTCAACGAGTTGCTAATATAAACACAAATTTCAATTTAAGTGTTATGCGAATTGGTTCTAAACCTTTCCATTGGCGTTTAAAACAAGACATTGCTGGATCATATGAAAAGGAACCTCTAATTTCTATTGTACCTGTCTTTGTACAAGAAAAAGATGCAACACAAAATATATTTTCTACTTTAGAAAATTTAAAAATCGTTTTAATGCCTTTTGTAGATAACAATGTTATTCGTCAACGTGTAATCTTGTTTAACCATGATCGAAATCCTGATTCTACTAATGCTATTTATGATTCTGAAAGATTACTTGTTGCTAATGGCGAAGTAGGTTTTGAGGTTTCTATTGATGTGCCATACGGTACTGTACTTTATACTCCAAATGCCTTTTCTGCTAATACTCAAATAGGTAATGGATATACAGATGCACAATTAGCAACACTTTCTGAAGTTAATGCATTTCTAACTGATAGTATGACTGTTTTAAGTGATGAAGCTAACTTTGACACTGCTATCTCTTCTATTAATACTATTAATAGAAGCGTTAATACATTAAGCGGAATAACTGGATACCATTTAGATGTTTATGCTGGTAAAAGCCAAAAGAAATTAAATTACTGTGAAAGATATATTAACAATGAAGAAGCTTATCGTGTTCTTGAATTCCAGAATGCAGATTTTCTTTATTGTGAAGGATGTTTTGCAGATATTAAACCAGTATCTTTAATTGGTAAAAATGCTGCATTTGCATTAAACTGGGCATCAGAAAACTTAGGTTATCTTTGGAAATATGTATTCAATGGTCGTTCATATTCTTATATGTTCCGTACAGCAGAACCATTTACAAATACTTTAGTAACAAGCACTTATACAAATGACGGTGTTACTTATAACTTCTCTGCTAGTAATAAGTTGCTTGGTGATTTATTAAATCTTGTAGAAATACACCTACATCCTAAAGCTCAAGGAACAGCTACTGACATTGAAACTTTTTCTAATGAAAAAGGTATTATTGAATGTCATGTAGACTTTGATTGTGATCCTACAACTGCTACAGATGCAAGAGGAAGAACAGAAGCTGAATTTGTTTTACTAGCAGGGTATAACGATGCAAACAATGATGGTGAAGATGATGTTACTGGTTTAAATAACGCAGCACATACTGCTTATGTTAATGCAGGATGGATCGAAGCAGTTGGAACTATTACTTTACAAACACCATTCTGTGAACTGCAATTTGATGTAACTAAATTTAACGATGGTGATGCTGACTATACAAAGCGTCTTCGTCCATCTTTAATTGATGTAAGTGATGCAGTAAGTACTTTATTAAGAAATGGTGACAGTGGAAACAATGACCCATTTGTAATCTCTCATTGGGATATGGCACAAGATGAGATTCCTGAAGGTGTTATAGCAAGACTTATTAATTTCCCAGAAACTGGAGCTTCAGCTGCTACACTAGTAGCATCTAACTTAGAAGTACGTGAAGTTTCTTTCTTACATCAAGTAGCCCAAGCTGCTTATCAAGCTTCTAGTAACTATAATCACACTGTAGGACTTGTTCCGACAAGTCATCCTAGTTCATCTAAAACTGGTTTGCATGTATGGGCAGGTAATCCTGCTGAGTACGAGGTAAAAGAAGATGGAAGTATTGTTGTTACCAAAAATGGTACTGGCATTTTAGGTAACAAATTGTTAGCTGGTGAAGTTGGCTATCGCGATAGTGCTGCTTTTGGTGGTATCATCCTTACTAATGGTGAGGATTTACCAAATGATTTACCTTATGGTATCGATGATAGTGATGAAGCATTAGATGTAAATAACAACCCAATAGATTTAGGTAAACATGTTGTTGTTGTTGGATCTTATGGATATGTACCTGATCCTAGAAATTCATTCACAGCGAACAGAGGTAAAGTAAGTCGTATCAATCCTTTCAACAATCCTCTTTATGTAAATGCTGGTCCTAGTATTGCTCAAATCCTTTGTGATCTTCCTCCAGGAAATGAGCCTATTGGTCCTGTAAATGGTGCTGTTGCTGGATTTAATAACAGAATGCAAACACCTAGACAGATTCTTAACAACTTAGCTGCTTTGCGTATTTGTATGATTGGTCAAGATAGTGTTATCTCATCAATTTATACAGCTGCTTTAAGAACTTCAGACTACACAAAAATCTCTTCAATTATTTCTTCAAATGAAATATTGAAGAGAGTACGTCAATATGCAGCACCTGTTCTTGGTCAAGCATTAAGTGATGCAACTATTAATAGCTTAGATACTACAATG